CTTGTCAGATACCCGCCGCCTTCTTTCGGTATCATGCGCGCCATGATTCTTTGTACGTCTTCAAGGTCGGGATTAATGACAACGATTTCATGTTTTGAGGGGTCGTATATACTTCGAAAAGGATGCTCAACACCGCGATTACCAAAACAAACATGGTCTGGTGCTTGTGACATTCCTGTCAATATACCATTTTCATATAATAAAAATATCCAATGAAATTCCCCCGAAGCTGAAACGTAATACCATTGGGCATAGTTTTGACCACCGCCCGATTGATCCCAACCAATATCAGTTGCATATGACGTTTGAGTTTGTTGGTATCCGATATAAAAATCGGTTGTATTTCCTGCTTGAACCTTTGTTTGAGGGTAATAACAATACAAGCCGCCTGTCATGGCATAATTACCGTCAGACGGATTATTCACGCTGGCAGAGGATGTTTTTAACTCAGATTGACCGACTGCGTTGGCGGCAATATCGCCTTGTGTTATTATGTTGCCGAGGTTGCCGCCGTCAATAGCATCACTGCCGACCTGATTTGTGCCGATCATCGCCGAAACAACATAATCGTTTGCAAGTACGGGCGCACCCGACGCCTTTTCAAACGCCGCCGTGATATTGTCGCGAAGGTTCTGCATTTGCGCCGACGTCAATTTCGTGCCATAGCCGAATGCACCGGCTAAATCAGTCCATGTTGCCATACTTAATCCTTGTTATTTAGCCATATTTTAATATGCATCATACACTCGGGGCAAAGATGCGGCCCTTCACCCTCTTCATCAATAATGCCAATAATTTCGCCCCACGACGGATGACCCTGGTTGAAATGCTCTTCCTTGTGCGTATTTTCGCATCCCTTTTTTGAGCAAAAAATTTTGTCGCGCCTCATAATAACCTATCACTCCCATCCAGATTTGAAACATCAAGATAAAACGCCGGAATTGTCGCCGCTTCATCTAATATAAATTTGTTTTGACCTTTATCCATATTAAAATCTATTTCGACAAATCGCCAACCGCTGGCTGATGTGATATTATAAAAACTATCCACCAGACGTATTGTTTCTCCAATCTGCCGATTTAAACCAAACAGGCTGGCACCCAGCTCAAATTTTTTCGGAGGATGTTCCAGCAACATGGTTTTACGTTGTGCCAAATTAATAGCCGCGCCTGAATCGACATACCAAACGGATTCGTCCCTCAAAATATTCTCATGCGCACCGAATGTGTTAACCGATGAGGTATTTTGATCCAGTATGGTATGCTGCCAATAGTCAGATTCGACGGCATAATTGATCCCGACATATTGTTTATTGACGACTCGCAAACTTTCTACATCTATCTGCAGGTGTGTATATTCATCGTGTGTGAAAGTAATATCTAACGAATCGGCCTCGCTGAACCGTTTAAACCTCAATTTCCCGTCGCCCTCGATCCAGATGGCCGAATCGGTCATTGCCGCCAGTTTTGTCAATCCTTTGGTAATTTTCATGCCCTGATAATTGGCGGTCATCAAAACACTGTCGGCCGAAAATTGTTCCGCCCATGCTAAAAAATCATCATATTCGATATCCGGGTTGGACGTGCTGGCAACATTGGACAAGCCGCCGTAACAAGTACACAGCGTCCAGGCTATGTCACTCGGGATTGTCGAGCCGATATCGACATGCGCATCCGAATCGCCGACCTTGCGCTGGGCAAAATCCCACATGCGATCTCTAAGCCGCAAAATACAATCCTTTTTGCTATATTTAACATTTTTGAGATGTCCCGTAAAAATGGTGATCAGCTCGTCGCCGCTGGTGGGATGGGTAAAACCGATCTGTAATGTACAGGTCTGAACCATCGAATAGGTCTGCTCATGAAACATATTAAAATGGCCATCAGCGTTGGTTAGCGGTACATCTATCTTGATAGATTTGATCTCATTGGCCGTGCGTTTGAATTTCGGCCAGCGATTCACGCGCTCGGAATAGTCCGATGTGCCGATTGTAAAAACCCGCTTCGGCTCCGAAGATCGCGTTTCCAGTTGCTGCTGAAACCAACTTGTAACGTCATAGGCCATTTTTAATAGGTTTCCAGTTGTATTTTGCCGCGCATCTGATCATTATACGGTTTGTTATAGCCAATCAGCGGTCGCGATTTACCCCGCAGCATCACGCTGTTGACTTCCGTTGCAGAGCCGGACGTCACAAAAAACAGCAACTCGGTATTGGTATCATACCAAGAGTTGACAACAGCGGCATCGGCTACCGGCACGTAGTTGACCGTAAATTTCCAACGGTGATAATCACCCCATTTATATGCCCACATGCGGCCTGATGGCGTGCGCATCACAGTTTCGATTTTGCGCAAATCAGGTGCGTAATCATATTCCGGATAAAGTTGAATCGCATCGGCGCTGGATATTCCCAATTCGTAGATGCTCATTTTTTATTATACCGTAATCCCAAATTCGGCCAACTTACGCATGGCCGGAATAATTTCATCCTCGGTCATATCTTCCCAGTTGATTTCATCCAAAGGCTCGGCCGTCTGAATAATAATATCACCGAAATACACATTACCGCCGCCGGAGGCCAAAAACTCGGTCAAGTCGCGGTTCTGTACCGGCGATAGCACCCGTTCGCCCCTATCCAACAAATAAGTCGCTTCTTTGGGCACGTAGTCGAGTCCGCCGTGGGGCGCTCCGGCGATCCCCAAGGCCTCCACGACCCCCAAACGGGCGCCACCGTAAAGCATCACCGCCGCCGCTGCGGCCGCGCCCAGGGCCGGGCCGATAATCGGTATTCCGGCCATTGCCTCATAGGCCTTGATGGCGCCGGTATGAGTCGAGCGCATGATTTCCGGTATCGCCGCCGCCTTAGATAGGTCAAACCCTTTAAACGCGCCGGTTTTTTGAATGCCGTAGATAGTCTGCTGCTTCCAATCCTCGCTGGAGGCCTGCTCTTTATCGGATTTTTTCTTTATAGCGGCTTTTTTCTTTTCATAGATGGCCTGCAACTTGGCCAGGGCTTCCTGGTTGGCCTTATATTTATTTTGCTCCTCGGCATACCAGTTGTCCAGACGCTCGGCCTCGCTCAAGAAGTGCTCGTCATACATCTCCTGGAGGCGCTCCATGTTGGCCTGGGTGACTTCCATGTTGGCGCTGGAAAAGGGACTGATGCCCTGGGGTCCCTCCTCGCCGTCTCCGATCGGCGCGGTCCCGGCCGCACGGATCTCGGCCAAAGCGGTCTTGATCTTTTCGGTATATTCATCTACTTTTTCCGTGGCCAGGCCTTCGGCGGCCAGGTCGTTCAACTGGGCCTGAGACTCAACGGCCAGCGCCTGCATTTCGGCGATGGCCTCGGTGTTGATCTGTTTGTAGTTTTGGACGCCGGCAATAGCATCGTCGAAAACGCCGCCGACATTGACGGCCTCCATAAAGGCCAGCAATTTCTCAGTCAGAAAATCGATTCCGGTCCACAGAGCCTCGGAAAAGCCCGCAAAACCGATCTGGAGCACTTCCCAGGTCATTTGCAAACCGCGCCAGGAATCCACCAGTACCGCCGCGGCATAGGCCCCCTTTTCAGCCACACCGCCCATTGCGAACAAAAAATTTTCGGCAAATTGAACGATCCCCTCGCGGTTTTCGGCGATGAATTCGGCGAAGCGATTTCCCAAACCGGTCAGCGTCGGCATAACCTCTTCAGCGATGCCGTACTTGACGCCTTTGAGCGATCCCCACACCCGGGTGAGCATATCGTTGAACTCGGCCGCGTTAGCGCCGGCCTTGGCCGATATTACCAGGCCGAAACGCTCGGCCTCATCGGTCATGGCTTCCAGGCCCGCCTGGCCATCTTTGAACATCTGGAGCATGGAAATGCCGCGCTGGCCGAAAATTTTGCTGGCATATTCGGCCCGCATGGTGGCATCTTCGACATTGTGCAAGGCCTCAGCCAATTCCGGCATGATAGTCTCGGCGGTTTTTAATTTGCCGCTGGCATCAGCCACAGAAACGCCCAGGGCGTCGAAAACCTCCTTGCCCTGGCCTAACCCCCGGTTGGCCTCGCCGATGCGAACCTGGAGCATTTGGATTGATTTGTTAAAGGTTTCCTGCTTAATGCCGGAAAACTCAGCCGCCATACCATGTCTGGACAAAAACTCGGTGGAAACGCCCAACTGGTCGGAAAACTTCTGCACGCTGTCATAGGCCGTTGCCGTGCTTTTAACCACCGCCAGCACGGACCCGCCCAGGGCAGCCACCCCTCCCGCGGCCCCGATGGCCAGCGTTTTAAGTGAGGGCAATGCGCTCCGGAGCTTGCCAAACACCCCGGAAAACTTGTCCTGCGCTCCGATAATTATTTCCAGCTTCTCAGCCATCTAAAAACCTGCCTGCATGCGATTTTCTTCGTCCTTGATCGTAGTGAATATATCCACCACGATTTGGTATTGATCCATGACCCCGCCCGGGTCCGGCCACTCCAGGCGCGAATAATACCCGGTTTTGGCAAACTTACCCGCCTTTAACATGCGGCCGCCGTCCCAGCGCCACTCGTGGCAAGTGCGAAACAAACTAATCCATCTCCAGGCCGGCTGGCCGGCAACCGGTGTGCTTACGCGCCGTCCTGTTTCGTAGAATCGGACGGCGCTTTTGAGTTTTTTGCCGACATTTCGTCCAGGCTGGAAATGGCCGCCAGTTGCCCGCTGATCTCAACGGCCAGGGTCATGAAAATGGTTTCTTCGGCCAGGTGCTCCCAGGTCACAGGCTCTTTATTGACGGTGATCCCCTGGATGTTTTGCACGTGCTCCGGAAAAATGTCTTTGGCCAGCCCCTGGATCTTGCGGCTGCTCTTCGACAGTTTCTCTTTCTGTTCCGGCGTCAGGCGCTTAACAAAATCCTTTACGCTTTCATCGGGCTTGCGCCGCTCGCCTTCCAGGTACGGCGCCAGGGCAAACATGGCCCAGCTTTTCAGCGGCCGCAGTTCCATCGTCACTTTGTGGCCGTGAAATACGGTTTCATACGGCTGCCAGCCGATCACGATATCCAATGGCATAGACACCCCCCTTTAATAAGCGCTCAATGTGTTGACCAGCGTAAATTCGATCATAGTGCCCGAATCGGCGTGATAATCAGCTTCGCCCACAAAACCGGCTTCAACCATGCCGGGCCCGCCGATGTTTACCGGAAAGCTGTTATAGCGCATTCGCGGTATATCGACCTCGAATTTGGCCGGATATCCTGAGCCGACGTCCTGGCCGGTCACCGTTACCACCACGCGCTGAGCCGCTTGGTTGCGGTAGTGATCGAACTCGTCGTCATTGATAAACAGCATAGTCCCGGCCAGCTCGATTGCCCTGAACTCTTTGCGCTTGATGCGATTGGGCAGCTTGGTGCCGTCCAGGGTGCCCTTGGCTTCCAGGTTGTTTTTCATGGTCAGCGTCATTTGCGAAAGATCGTCGATGGCGCCGTCGGCCGATCCCTGAAAGCTGGCGCTGGCCTGGTCCCAGGTGTACTCGGACCCGCCCAGATACGACGGTATGGTTTTGGCCACCTTGCCGAAATTGGCTCCGATCACCGTCATGGTGGCCTTGACGATCTGCCCGTAGGCGATCTCGATGGCCAGCATGTCGCACAAACAGTCATAATACTGGTGGGCGCTGCCGGCATCGCGGTACACTTCGATGGTCATGGGCGGCACCGCCGCCTTCTCATCGAAATCGTCCGTGCACGGCTGAAATTCATGCGTATAGCATGAGTCGTTCAGGGTGCCGCTGCTCTGGCCGCACCAGGCCTTGAGCACCTTGCCGAGCAAAATCGGGTGCGCCGGAAACACCACGTCGCCGCCGATTTCATGGGCCCCTTCGTAGACATCGCCCTTTTCATAGCGGCCGCGCATGCCCTCAGACGGCAGCGCCGGAATGTTTTCGGAAAGCGACTCGCTGATGATCGGAAAATAATGAAAACTGTTTACGTTGGCCGTGCCAAAGCTGTCCTGAAACGCTATGGCTACATGGCTTCTCATTCCGTATGGCATTAATCATCACCTCCTTGCTCTTTTTCGTCCGCCGGCGCCGGATCACGGGACTCCGGCTTCTTTTCTTTGGTTTCGACGGCCTGTTTCTGATCGATCAGGCTGTCAGCCAGCGCTTTGTCAATCGTACGCACATCGCCGGTATTGATCCGGCCAATGCCCGGCACAATGCGCTCGCCATCGGTCCACTTGATGGTTTTTGTCATGCCCGCACCTCCGCTAAAATGGTTATGGTTGCCGAGTGATGATAGATTTGCTCACTCGGGTTATATTCATATTCAATTTCATAGCCGTTGGTCATCAGCACCGTGCCGCTCAGGGTTTTATTGGCGGTCAGCACGTCCAGCACCGCCTTTTCGGCGTCCTGGAGGCCGTCTTCGGCATCTTCTTTGTTCATAGCGGCATACTGCACTTCCACCTTGGGCATTACGCTGACCAGCCAGGGCGTGCTTCCGGTGGTAAACGGTTTGTAAGCCGTCTTGCCGCGCATCACATTGATCCAGCCGTTGCCCTGGGCCGCGACATTGGCGTCATCGTTGCGCTCAGCATTGCGCTCGATGACATAGCCGTCCAGGTTGGCGGCCAAAAGGTCTTTGATCGCTTTGGTGATATTGGCGACATCGATCATTTCATGGCTCTCCCGATAAATTTTTCATAAAGCTTTTTCAGCGCAGGCCAGATCTGCTTGTCCGTGGGCAAAATGCGGCGCACCGGCAGGCCGTACATGCCGTAATGATGATGTCTGGCATAATCGACACCCGACTGCACCTTGGCCAGCCCCGCCGTCCACAAGTGCTTCCATTTCTTTTTCAGGGTGCCGGTGTCCTGCAATATTTTGGCCGATCCCGTACCGAAGCCCTTGCGCCGCATGGCCAGGGTTTGGGCCGCCAGCGGCCGCCATCCCGAACCGCCCATTGCCAGCCGGCCTTGCTCGTCGAAGTTTTTCTGAATCCAGCGGTCCACCACCACCGTGGCCTGGGCGTTGACCTTCTCGCGGTTTTTGAGTTTCTGCATGCGACGATCCATCGCCCATTGCAACAAGTTGAACCCGACAGCTTTTATCAACATATCAGACATCGCGTTCGTCCGCCTCGTCCTGCAGCCGCTCCGAACTGACCATCGTGAGCGAGTCATCCGCATCCAGCATGGAGTGCACCGGGTGGTAATCCATCGTGGTCGACCAGATCTCTTCGCCGGACCCAGACGGCTCGATGGTGGTCCCGGAGCCGGTGTAAATGTATTCCTCGCCGTCCTTGATATCGTCAATGCGGCCCTTGATATCTTCGCGTATCTCCCGGGCCTTTTTGGGGTCTTTCATGCGCAGCGCCCGGTAGTAGGCCAGGTCGATGGTCAGATCCTTGACGGTCGGGTGCGCGGCCGCAAACGGCACCGTAAAATGCGACGCCAGCAGGCTGTTGAGCTCCATTTCGGCAAAATAGAGCAAATCGCTCTCCACGTTGGTCTGGGACCAGGTGGCCAGCAGCGGATAGCGCTGGATCGCTTCGGCATAATTCGCATATGGCATTGCAGCCCCCTAAAAGTATTTTTCGCCGTAATGCCGGGTCTGCTCGGCGATCAGTTTATTCATAAAATCTTCAATGTCCTGTCTGCCGGCAAACTTGCCGAAGATCGGGGTTTCCGGCAGGTGCACGTCCGCTCCGTTGGCGGACGCCGCCAGGTTGACAACAAATTCGATGCCGCCGCCCAATAGGTTGACGGCCTCGCTGTAATATGGCAATCCTTCTACTACCATGCGCATTTCATCCATTTCCAGTAGCCCGCGCCACAGCTCGACGATGGTCTCGGCCTGGGCACCGATCTCCGGTGTCAGTCGGCGGCCGTTGGCCTCAAAGGTGTAGCGGATATTATGGGCCAGGTCGCGCAGATACAAAAACTTGCCCAATTTGCGGTCCGGGTAGGCCTCGCGATCGCGCTTAATCAACGGGAAATTGCGGTCGAACCGTTTGCGGCGAATGGCCTCGGTGGCATAGCCGGTATGCATGACTGCCACGTCCGGCAAAAGCATGACCTTGCCCACGCCCTCATTGGGCCCTTCGGGCCGGCTGGGATGCTCGTGGACCAGGCCGAAAAAGCAGATGCCTCTGTGATTGCGAAAACAGCGCACTGGAAAATCGGTCTTGATCAAGTCGGCCGGCTCAGCCGCAAAGTGGAGCTGGCTGACGCCGTAGCCGGTGAAGCAATTAGGCCGCAGATATTTTTTAAGGTTTTGGGCGTTCTCCAGGGTCTCGTCGGCGTCAACCCACAAAATCCAGTCCATTGTTGCCTGCTCGATGGACAGGTTGCGCGCGGCGTCAAACCCGATCTCCAGCGGCGACGGGATCTCGATACAGCGGGCCCCGAAACTTTCGGCAATCTCCCGGGTGTTGTCCGTGGTCGTTTGATCGATCGCCACAATGATCTCATCGGCGATATCCTTGACCTTGCGCAGCGTGCGGCCGATACTGTCGGCTTCGTCTTTGGCAATCATGCACACGCTTAAAGTTTCCCGGGGGGCCTGTTGATTGAGCTTGCGCTGATAATCGATGCGCCCGATCGGCTCTCCGGACGGATTAAACGTCAGCACAAAATGCCCCAGTTCGCCGCGGTGCGGCAGGGCCAGCAAATTGTAGTTTTCCTGGGTGCCGAATATCTCGTACAGGTCACGGCGCTCGAAATGGTGGATGTGGGCGCGCCAGCCCGGATGATCCGCGTACCCGATGGCCTCCCAGGGGCCGTAGGGCGTTGAAATCAGCATGGTGCCGTCCGGGTTAAGGTGTTTCATCAGGCTTTCGACCATCTCTACCGGATCAGGCACGTGCTCGAGGATCTCGGCCGCGATGATCATGTCGAATTTGTACTCATCCGGTATGCCCTTATGGGTGCCAACGTGAAACTCGGGCCTAAACCGATGCTGTTTTTCTTCTTTTTCGGCCCATTTAATTGCGGCTAAGATGTTTGATTCATTGATGTCGAAACCAACAAACTCTATGTCCGGAAACCGTTTCAAGAGGTTCATCACATAATGACCGTGGGCGCAGCCGTAATCGAGCACGGTCTTGGGCGCGGCCTTTTTGACCATCTCGGATATGCACTCAAAGCGGTTGTTGTCGGTCAGATCCTCGGGGCCGTATTCGACACCCCGGTCCTTTTCATATTGATAGTAGCGATCGTAGTGGCGCTCGAAATCCATGTCCAGATAGAAATAATAATTGCGCGAAAAGTCGGGCAAGATGTCATTTATGGCGTCAAAGGGATAACCGCGCTCCTCTGCTTGGGCAATCGGATATTCATGCTGGAGAATCGCCTTGATATCGCTTAAGCGCTCCAGATGTTTGTACAGCCGCACTTTGTTCGAGGATCGTTTCTTCAGCAGATCGGCAAAAAGTACTTCCCATTGTGCGGCAGCCTGGGTCCAGGACTGGCGCTTCTGTTTGGCCTTTGAATGCAGTTTTTCCCACTGGCCGGGAACGTTCAGGATTTTACGCACGGTCTTGACGAATGCTTTTTGGTCGACCTCGCCGTCCTTAAACGGCAAAAGCATTGCGCCATCCCGGCCGATGGTTTCGGGCAGGGCCGCATTTTTAAATCCGACAAACGGCGTGCCGGCGGCATTGGACTCGATGGATACGATGTTTGAAGTGTCTTCGAACGTGGTCGGGTAGACGTACAGCATCGATTTTGCCATCAGTTCATAAAGTTGGCGCTTGCCCAGAAAGCCCACGTTGGTCACGTTGGGCAGCTCCTCGCAGCGGCGCCACAAATATTCGTAAAACCCGCGCATCTGATCGGGCACGTTCTTGTAGCTGCACACGTACAAATGGCAGTCGCTAAGCTGCTCCATAATGCCGCCTGCTTCCACCAAATTTTCCAGGCCGCGCTCCGGGCGCGAGGCAAACACCAAAGAGCGCGGCTCGCGCTCGAAGTGTTCCAGGTTCTTGAAGGTATCGTAATCCACGCCGTTGATGGTGGCCGTGACAAATTCCTTATCGATGCCGTATATTTCACTGACCTGGCTGCGGTGAAACTCCGAAACCGTCAAAACCCGATCGATATTGACCAGGTGCTGCTGCACTATGCCGGCGCTGCGGTATAGCGCCAGATCATGCAACCACCAGATGTTGAGCTTGCTGTTGTACTGCGAGGCAAACGCTAAAGGATGGCGCTGGGCGATCACCACGTCATTGGGCGCCTGCATGGCAAAATGAAAATGATAGCCCATCGGAAACTGCTCGCTGATCTGGCCCAGCCATTCGTAGCGCACGCCGTCCCAGCTCCCGGTCTTTTGGGAGTTGGTAAACAAAATCACCGTGTGCCCCAGTTTGGCCAGCTCCAGAGCCATGTAATAAGCCGCCGATTCGGACCCGCCCAGACTTTCGCCTTTGGGGATGGTTTCGCCGTTAAACGGCATGCCCCCGCAGTGGATGGCAATATGCATTGAAGCTCCTTTATTAGCCGGCTTTAAGTTTTTTGTTCTCTTTTTCCAGGGCCGTCAGTTTTTTCTCCAGTTCCGCGATCGTTTCTTCCTGGGCCTTGAATGTCTTCTCAGCATCGTCCAGGGCCGCTTCCGCCGCTTCCAGTTTTTTCAGCGCTTCGGCCGCGCTTGCAGCTTCCTGCTCGGCGGCCTCTTGGGCCTTGGCCAGAGCGTCCGCCTCTTTCTGCTGGACTTTTTTGTATTTTTCCGTGTCCGACGTCAGTGTCATTTGCTTTTTTCCTCCTCGTTAAATTTGACTTTATATAAGAAATCATTAATGGCTGAGCTTCGGGGAATCACCTCCTTTTTTCTTTTTGTATGCAAGATGAAAGCGCACATCTCACAGAAGTTAAATCGTCGTCGCAAATACTACCAATCTGCTCTGCGAACGCTTTCGACTTCATCTATTGTTAATATTTTCAACTCTCTACTGCGCCGATCCCACACCGGTGATCAGAAATCCCAGGGTGTCCGCCGTGATCTTTTCGTCCTGATAATAGCCCAGTTCGACTTCTTCGGCCTTGGCCCGGGGCAGTTGATGCACCTGGGCCTCCATATTCATGATCTTGTTCCAGCGGAAGCTGTACATGAAGCTGGGCTCCTCCTGGTCCGGTCCGGCCGGCTGCATGGGCGCAAAGTAAATCAGCACGTTGTCATTCCAGAGTTGTGACAGGGCCACGGCCTGGCCTTCGTCGGCCGTGCTGTAATAGGCCCCGCCGATGAGCACGCGGTCCACCTCGAACAGGGCCTTGACCTGCTCGATGGTGACGATGCGAGCGCTCTTGCCCTTATCCACTTCGCCGTAGATCCGGGCGATCACGTCGGCGTGCTCGCGGAAATGGCGCCAGGCATAGCGGCCGAAAATGATCGAGTTGGGCCGGTACCCGGTGGAATCCTCCACGTTCTGGATGCCGGTGTTGATGTCGGCAATCGGCGCGCTCTTGCCGGCCGTGTAATCGGTCCAGGCGCTGGCCACAGCACTGTAACTGCCCACGTTGGAACCGCTGGTGCATTTAAGCGCCACCCGTTTTTCCATCGAGAGCATCAGCTTGTTCTTAATAAACCTGGCCCGTGAGCTGCGCTTGGCGAATATGAATCCCGCGTCGGCGTTCTCGATGTCCTCGTAGGGGATACGGTCTTTGAGCGCATAATTGCGCGCAAAAAACGTGTCGCTGGTAACGCCGCGGGTGATCACGTTGGCCTCGGTGCCCGGCGCGCGCAGATCGTCGTCCACGCGAAAAGCGTCGGCCTGGCTCCAGATGTAATACCCGTCCGACTGCTTGTTGACCGGCACGACCGGGGCGATCTGGTCGGCAATAAAGCCTCTGGGTGTATATCCGATGGCCACGTTGGATAGCGGCACATCAATATGTACGTCTCTACCTGTTGCTGGCATAAAATCACCTCCTCTCGGTTACCAGGCAAATGAGCTTGAAAATGCGTATACAGGTGCCGTAAAATTGAACAGCCCTGTGCCGATAGAACCGGAAGTTACAGCGGCTGCCTTGTTGCGACCCACGATATAATCACCGCTCCCCGCTTCTGTAAGCCAGCCGGAGGTCGTAACGGTCAATGGTTTCGAGGCCGCAACAGCCCCGCCGGCCGCATACTTCAGTTCACCCTGGTACCCCAAGGTGCCGCCGTCGCCGCTTTTGGGCTTGGACAGCAGAATGCCGGAGGCCTCCTCGCCGCTGTTTGCCAGCTTACCGTCGTCCAGGGCAATGGCATGGTAGATGCACCCGCTGTTCAGGTCTTCGCCGGCTTCAAACGTGGTTTCAAGTCGTCTTCCTTCGGTTGCCATCAGTCATCACCTCCTTCGTCGGCCTTGGGCGATTCGGCCAGATAGCGCTTGGCCAAATCTTCGTCGTCAGCCAGAATGGCCTCGACGGCTATACCGTAATCGACCTTATGCTCGGTCGAGTATTTCTTGGCCTTGGCATCCAGTTCTGCACCGGCGCCGGCATAGGTTTTGGTGTCTTTGTCCTTGTCATTTTCATCAGTAGCCACTTCGCCCGTAGGCAGTACTTTGCCGTGGGTTTCGGCGTACTTTTTGAACGTCTCGAACGAAATGGTCCAGCCGGCGACTTCGGAATAAACGTGCAATCCGCTGTCCAGGCCGCTTGTAATTACGTCCCGGCCTGCAGGCGTCATTTTGCCGTCGGCGACCATCTGCTCGCAGAACGTCTTGATCTCGTCAGCATCGGCCTTTTTCGCTTTTTCAGCGTTCTTTTTGCGCTCGGCTTCAAGATCATCGGCGTATTTTTTGGCATCAGCCTCAGCCTTTTCACGCGCTTTGCGTTCGGCCTCGAGCTTAGCCTCCAACTCTTTGTTGGGCATATCATCACCTCCATTGTCTGCAGTGATTGATCCATCCTCTCCATAGGCGAATTCACAAACCTTCAGTGCGTCAAACGAGCCCGATTCGTCATCGGTGGATTGACTCATAAAAGCCTGGAGATCCGCTAAGTCCTTTACTATCGGAACGTCCTGTCCCAGCAAAGACACCGCGTATAGGACGCGCCGGTAGGTTTTTCCCTCGTGTTTGAAATTCCATAAAATCTCGGCGCTGGCACGCCGGTACAATTTGCGTTTGATGGCTCGGTACACAATGTCCGGAACATCTGAAAACTTGGCGATCAGCTTTTGGCCGACTCTTCGCAGCTTGGTGGTCCAGCCGGCCGCAGGTTTGCCGTCCACTATATGCATTTTGCTGCGGTGACCGAACTTGACCGGCGGCTTGATCACGTCTTTGAGGGCCGCAAAGTTGCTGACCATATCGTCCAGATCATCTTCGGTATAAGGGTCGCCCCCGTGCACGCCGGTGCTAAATACTTCCAGCTCAAATTCGTGGGTCTCGGCATGGTCTTTTTTGACCCATTTATCGTTTTCGCCCTTTTCAAAACCTGCATTTTTAACCGCGCCCCAGGCAGCCTGCCGGGCTGCGTCCTCATCGTCGGGCTTTTTCTCGATGGTGGCATTAAATACTTCTCGCCATATGTTTTGGGCCTCGGCCGGCAGTGCGTTTCTCACTCCCTCCGGCAAATCGTCATTGCTTTTGTACGGCATAATATGCCTCCTTCTAACTCACGCGAATCCTTTCTGCGGCTGCAGCCTTGGTTTGGGCGACTCCTTACCGTCCCAGTCGTCCATGATGGTTACCGGCACCAGCAGGGCGCGGCACATATGATGATTGGGCGGCGTATAGACGCCGAAATCCTTCAATATTTTGCCGTGCAAATGCTCGCAGATCTCCGAGATGCGATTGTCCAGCACGGCCGAGTATTCACTCGCCAGGACAAACCCTTTCAATTCGGGCTCGCCGAACAAGGCTGTGCGCGCCGTGTTGAGGGCGTCCGACGTATTGGTGCGCGCGATATTTTCAATCCGCGCCGGCTTATTGATCGGCCGGCCGGCTGCATCGGTTTCCGGCAGCAGCTTTAAAAGATCGGTGTCATCGCTAATGGCGTCGATGGTCTGCTTGAGCGTCTTGTCATATCTGATGCCGTTTTCCAGTACGCGCGACACCCCTTTGAGCACGTCCTGTTCGATCACCCCGGCGATCTTCATGGCCTTGCGCGACAGGAATTTTTCAGCCTGGGTTTTGTCCATGCCCGGCCGGATGGCGGCGTGCTGTTTTTTAGGCAGTTCCTTGCGCGCCATTTCATAACCGTCCTTTAGAATCGTTTGCAGATTGTCCCGGATGGTTTTGCGCAGACCCGACACCAAATTGACCGGTATTTTAACGGCCTCGATCTCCTGGGGTTTGACATTTCCAAGGGAGCGCTGACCCACGATCTTGATGATCTGGCTCTCGACGGAGGTGCGCACCCGGGCCATGATATTCAGCATTTCCGCCATAAAGCGGTCATCCTGGGTGTTCAGGGTCTCCTCGATGCGGGCAAAATTGACCCGGCGCATCCAGGGTTTTTCGGCCATTTCCTTACGGACCGCCTCGGGATCTTCCTGATCCTCGATCCACTGCTCGTTTTCCGGCACATCCATTGGCGCCGTCTCATCGTCATCACCGGGCTTATCCGGCGTAGCCTCCGGCTCTTCGGGCTCGGCTTTTTCCGGCGCGCCGATCAACTGCCGTATCCAGGCCTCGTCGCTGTCGGATTTGGTTACCGCGTTGCCGGCTACCAGCTCTTTCCAGGTTTTGGCCAGCTCGATCTTCTGGGCCTCGGAGATTGGCTCAAAGCAAAACGGCGGATAATCATCGGTCCCGAAATTCCACAATGCCAGTTGTTTGAACATCTGTTCGTTCAGCGTTTCGGCCAGGTCGTTGGCGATGGAATCCAGTATCCAGCAGAACACGTCAAACTGGGTTTGAGACTGGCTGTACGACCCGGTTTCGCCCTGCTCGGACAAACCCAAAAGATTCGGGACCAGCAGGCTTTTGGCAATGGCCTTGTCATGCTGGGCCATTGCGCGGTCGTAGGCGTCGGTCCGCAGCGGGTTAAACTGATTCAGCGTTACCGTATCCGGCAAGTGCGCGCCCATGCGGGCCGATACGTTTTTGAGCAGATTCTCCAGATCGGTCTTCTGGCCGCCGGTCAACCGCCCTTTGACCTGGGCCCAGATAAACCCTCCGGCATGCCGCTCCAGGTGAATATTCTGGAATTTGATGGTGATGTCCTTGGACCACCAGGAACGATAGGCTGCCCGCAGATCTGACTCGCCGTAATGCTCGTCAATATCTGGCTGGTGCACGAAATGGATCACTTTTGACAGCGGAATTTTCCGGGCATTGCCGACCTGGAGCTGTCTGAGCCGCAGAATGTTGCCGTGCGGATCGCACTCGAATCCACCGTCAAAACTGTCAAATGGCCGCAGCTTCAAAGACTGAATGCCCCACATGATTTTGTCTCGCCATTTGATCGGCGTAAATACTTTCTCGGTAATGGAAAACCCGTTTTGCAATGCCGAGAGAATATTGGTCATGTTTTTGGTGAACGTGCCCTTGATTTTTTTAACGGCGCTTTTGAAGAACTCGGCCATATCTTCATGATCGCCGCGTTTCTCGCCGGCATCGTCGGTGCCGACATCAAAATACCAGTCGCGGCTGACCACGGCCACACGCTTGAACCCCAGTACGGCCTTGACCTGGTCGTCCAGCATCATTTTGCGGTAGATATCCTTACCCTTACGCTGCAGCAGAAGATCTGGATTGTATTTGGGGAAATCCTTGGCCGTGTATAAAACACTGTCGGCATAGCCGATCTCGCCCGCTTCCCCGGGCCCCGGCCCGGACGGCGTCGTCGGCGCTTCCGGTTTTTCTCTCGCAAACAATCTCACTATCGGCCAGTTTCTAATCCTGTCGACAATCATATGCTCCCTTCATACGCAGCGGACTCGGCCACGGCCCCGCCGCAATCCTCGGCCCATTCACCGGCGCCGGACTGCGACATGTTGACAGCACCTTCCAGGGCGTCCGGCCCGTCGTCATTAACGTTTTTATTCAAAATGTAAATTAACTGTTCGATCAAAAGATCCTGGTCGCTGTGATGCTTTTCAAACAGCAGGTGCCCGTATTCCACCAGGTAGCTCAATGTGCCCACAATGCGGGCCTCTTTGTTAGTGGTATGCTTCATCGGCTCCCAGGATAAAAAGCGGCCCACGTCCCGCGCATAGTTGTAAATGGCATCATGCAGAAAATCTTCCAGCATGTTCTCCTCAATGCCGATGCGGCCGCCGTAAACATCAATGCGCCGGTAGCTTTCACCGAACATTTCGCCGATGGTGGCGCGCCTGATCCAGGCGTGCAGACAGCGAAACTTCATAATGGCCAGCTCCAGCCCCACGGTGATGATGGCCTTGTAATCGTTGGACTCGCCTTGTTTGGCCGACGGGTCCACAAAGGTGGCAATCTCCATTTCCGGGATAATCAGCTCGATGTGCGGCCGCTCGAAAAATCGAAACCACTCTTCCCGGAAGGGGCTGTCTTCGGCGCCGGTCAGGTTCATCATCTCGGCGTTGAAATCGACCGTGCCCATCTGGCGCTGCTTTTTCTTCAGGCGCTCCGGAGGCCACAACGCCGGCCACAAGGGCCGCTGATCCGGCTTGCCATGATCGATCCAGGCCCGGTAGATCCGGCTAACATATAGGGGTTGGCCTTCTTCGTCTTTCTCGGCGATAAATTGTGAAAGAACACTTTTGGGGTGGAACAGGTTGCCTATCATCAAAAACGTGTAGCCCGCTCCCATCGAGCCGATCACGGCCCGCTTTAACCACTGCATGCCTTTTTTGATCAGCCTGGGGTTTTCGACGTTCACGTCGTTTTCATAGTCATCGACAATGACTTTGTCCGGACGGTACTGGCGGTTTTTCAGGCCGCGCACCTTTTCGCCCCGCCCCCGAGCCAGCACCCGCACACCGTTGGAAGTGGTAAAATCGTTTTGCTTCCAAACTCGCCCTATCAGATGACCGAAGTCGTGTTTGATGCGCGGGTTGTCCTCCAACTCCAGGCGGATCGGCAGGGTAAACCCGGTGGCCTGATCGTTGGTGTCCGAGACGATAATGATGAACCAGCGCAGCTCATAGCAAATGTCATGGATCGGATCGCCGAAGGTGTAAAATGTCGATTTGGCATGCTCCCGGGGTGCAGCCACAAAAACACACTCGTCGCGGATCTCGCTCAGGTCGCCCCACTCTTCATGAAAATCGCCGAATGCCACCGTAAAGTAATGCGGCAAATAGGTCTTCATAAAAAACAGCTTGTCCCATTTCCCGCGCTCGATGCGCTCGGCCTGCTTTTCCGGCGAATCATCCTCGAACGGTGAAACGGAATCCTGTATCCAGGTTTTCAGATTCTCCGCCCACTGGTCGAAGCTGTGTTCAGTTAATTTAGGTCGCTTGCGCATATTCCGCCTTGAATTTCACGATCAGCGCGTCAAAATTACGCGCTAGAATTTTAAGCCCTTCCGGGTCCATATCTCTGAGCACTTGGGCAATCCATTCCAGATTCTCCAGAAATATTTTAGGCCGGTCGATATCCGGACGACTCTTCTCAGATTCGTATGCTTCCCATCTATGCACCAATGCCCCCAGCTTCGAGATCGCATCAATCACTTGGGCATTTCTTTCGATGGCATTCAGTTCTTCCAAATGTTTGAGCTGCTCATCGTAGACATCTCTTAAGCGCTGGCAATAACTGCGCTTTTGCTGCCGTGCTTTGTCCCAACCGTCGATATCTTCGCCCGGGACCTTGTCTTCACTCTTCCAACGCCTGAGCGTGGTGTCGCTGATATCGAGCTGCCTGGAAATCTCGGCCAGACTGGTGCCGTCCGCATACATCTTTTTGGCCAGCGGCTCCTTGGCCGCTCTGTCTCCCTTCGTTCCCATTAGCCCAAGGCCCTTTCCAGCTTGGCGATATCACCATCAATTATTGCGAGGTCCGTATGCACTTTTTGAAAATCCTCAAAAAGCGCCAGTGCTCTCGCAAGATCGGTTTTTTCAACCGAAATCAATGCTGTATTCAACTCGCGCCGAATATCTTCGTGGACGATCTCAGCTTTGACGATGAGCGTCTTTTTTTTATCCTTCAGATCGGCCAGCTTGCTTTTCATGGCTGCACGTTCAAGGTTCATCATGTCCCCACCTTTCTGACCGCCGGACAATATTGGTTGTTTGTGATTGCATTGGTCAGGTTGGTCTGTGTTTGGGTATTCAGAGATATTACCGATATCGTTTCGCTGTATAAATTTTCCAACCGTTTCTCATTTTCCTGACTGCGTTCAACCAGACGAACGTTGCTCTCATATAGCTGCCTAATCGCGCTTACATCCTCACGATATTGATTTAGGATGGAATGCATTTCTTTTTTGCGGGCATCTTCCTGTCGCTGGAACCTACGATTGTCGAAATGCCATATGATGAATATCAGCCCAGGCAGCCCCAGGATCTGCATGATAACCACGCCCCACGTCAGTGATAATGACTCCATCGCCACCTCCCGTTAAGATTTTCCGGCTAAATAACACCCCTGGCTTTCATCAGCTTCTCGATGCTGGTCCCCGTTACATAGGCCAGAGGAATTCCGGCGATAACGATAATCAGCATCAGCACGAGCCAGGCCATAGTTCCTTTCAGATTTCCGTTAGCCAGTGCTTCTATTACCTTGGGTGTCAGCACCGTCTTGATGATGCCGTGGGCCTCGAATGCCGCATAACCCACGATGATCCAGCGTATCGATGCCCGGCCCAGCAGAATGATCTTGCCGATCGCAAAGGTTTTGAGAACCTCTGCCGATCCGAAATGTTTGAGCTGATAAGTGCGCTGCGACTCGGCTTCCTTGAATTCGTATTCCAATTCTGTCAGCTCACCGTTCTGGTGCATCTGCTCGATGGCCAGTTTGGTATGCTCCTTCAACTCTTCTTTGGAAAATTCGAGTCGCTCTTTATCGCCTTTGTCCATCCAGATTTTGTCGGCGGCCTTGTTCAGCGTCGCCGACACCGCTTTGACGATGCCTTCACCGATCATCCTGCACCTCCAACTCCAGCTGCTATCGCTCGCGCGATCCCGCGCTGATTTCCCGGTTCTTTCAAAAACCTGCGCGTCTCCGGGTTACTCAGAAACTCGCACTCCACCAGCACAGCCGGCATGATCGTGTTTCTGAGCACATGAAAATTCGACAGCTTAACGCCCCGGTCGACATGGCCCGGAAACCGCATCATCAATGCCTCCTGGATACTCTCAGCCGTCAGATATGATATCTGGTTGCATCCCAGGTAGACATGCGTCGATATTCCTTTGACCGTAACATCGTGAAACGCATCACAGTGAATTGAGATAAACAAATCTGCCAGTTTGCTGTTGGCCAGATCGACCCGCTCCTGTAGCGACACTCGCCGGTCCGTATGACGAGTCAGCAATACTTCGTGGCCCTGCTTTTCCAACTCGCACTGCAGCAAAAACGATATGATCAGATTGACATCGTCCTCTTCGGTATAGCCCCACACCGCGCCGTTGTCGTCGCCGCCATGCCCTGGATCTACAACGATCAATTTTTTCATTTTTCAAGCCTCATAAACGCAAAAAGCCCGGCCCTCCCCGCAAATTGCGGGAAGAAACCGGGCTGTGAAAGCCGCTCAATTCATAATGAGACGGGCGAGCCGTGCTTAAATTTTATATAACTTTACCTGTTTTTGTATTTAGGGTCAAGCTTTGCGAAGAAACACCCATTTTCCGCAGTGCTTGCACCTGGTTAAAAACTTAAGAACATCCCCCTCCATTAAAATCTTTTTGCATTTGGGACACCGGATCTCAGGCCCGGCATCCACTTTAGGTTTGCGTGCCCCCGTTTTGGCGATGTATCCAGGGTTTACTGTTTTCATTAAGCTTCAGCAACCTCCTGGCACGGCACGCACCGGGTGCATCCGGGCACGGCTTTGCGGCGGGCTTCCGGGATCTCGATCCCGCAGTCCTGGCATTCGCCCAGGCTTTCGCCCGTGACTGCATGGTCCAGCACCGCCGCAATTCCCGCTTTTAAATAGCGATCATTCATCACCTGGGCATGATCCGCTTCGTCCATTCCAAATCCCTAAATTTGGTATACTTTGTAAGTAAAAGTATACTTTTGATTACTGACTACCGGCTTCTTTCGTGTCAACCACCTCGGCCTTGTACCCTCGATATAAATTTAAACGCTCTGCCGTGCGACTGGGAGACTCTCTGCGCATAAACCGACCCAGGTTGATGGCCTGCTTGCCGTCTATTGATAGCAGTAACACATAGCGCTGCCAGGGAATCCAACCCAAAGATACTATTGTCTCGCATTGGCTCATAACTGTCTAACCCCAGTCGAAGTCATCCACAAATTGATCCAATATCAACCTTGCTCCGCCGGTAACATAATCAAATTCTACATCGACAACATCAAAATACATATTATCGTATTGATGTCCTCTCAAAACAGCCTTGACTTTTCGGCTATTCGACAGCGCCGGCGGATTTTTGATTTTCTCTTTCAATTCCTCCAGGATCATTTTTTCAGCTCATAATTGAAGGTTTCCACCTTTCTGCGTTTGGCCCCGATCATCACCAAACGCTCCACCGGCCATTTTTCCACTACGGCACGGTCCACGCTTTTGGCAATTTTAACGGCCTCGTCCCAACCCTGGGCCTCGATCTTCTCCAGAGCACCCTTGGGGATGGTCACCTTGGTTTCTTTGCCGTGCAGCAAAATGCCGTGCGGCAGGGTGAGCTGGTCTTTGCCGTCGAAAATCTCAACATTGGCTTTGGACAGCTTTTTGACCTCTTTGTCCAGGTCCTTGATTTCGTCGGAGATCCTGCCGATTCGTGCGCCGTATTTTTCGCGCACGGCTGCAATCTCAGACTCGGCTTTCTCCTGGAGCGCGGCCAGTTCGGCCGATCTTCTACCCAGTTCGTCGAGTACACCGTCAATGGTTGTTTTGATATCTTCGGTCATCATCTTTTCTCCACAAGATTGAGTGTCATCTGTCCCAGCATTTCGGGCAACCCGATCTTTTTCATGCTGCTGATCATGCGCAGTTTTTTCAGGGCTTCGTGTATGCGGCGCTCGAAAAACTCGTTGAGCTCTGAGACGCTGCGGGCCAGGTAATACCCGCCCCGGTCGCGACGCCGGACCTCGCCGATCAGACAGCCCTCGTAACGCAGCTCCGTAATGATCTCGCGCAGCTTGCGCGTGTCGTTAATCTTGTTGCGCCATTCCTTGCCATACACCCGGCGATAAAGCTCGCCCATGTCGATGGCCTTTTCCTCGCCCACGTGCCTTGTCAAAATCGCCAGGACTCTGGCCTTGGCCTGATCACGCGACACTTTTTGTTTCATACTTCCCCCTTATCTCAGCCACGCCACGGCCTCATCATACGCCAATTCGTAGCCGTCACCGATAAGCTGGTACAAAGCGATCCGCATAACACCGGGCAGCGAGTAAAAGCATTTTTTACAAAACAAATGTCCAGACTTTTTCGACCGTCCGCAAAAACACTTATCGCTTTTTAGGCTGTCCAAATAAAACTGCGTATCTCTCTGCGCCTGGTTCATTCCATTTCCTCTGCGATTTTCTTGAAAATCGAATAAAACTGATACACCAGGGCCGAGCTCACAATCAGCAACACAATCGGCATGATCCACATCCGGTTGGTACTGATAAAATTAACAGTATCTAAAAATATGCTTTCCATCATCCTGATCACCGATCACTGATCACTATTTCCCCCAGGATCTTCAATATCCGCTTGAGCTGCCCCACATTTCGGCACCAGTCCAACTCATCAACCCCGGCGATCTTCTTCACCAGGCCCTTGAGCCGCTTCTCGCCGTTCTCGATCTTGGCGGCCTCTTCCCTGATACGCTCCCGCAACGCCTCGGCCTGGTCTTTGACCCTCTGCCCTTTGCTCTTAGCTCTCTGCTTTTTTACAAACCCCCGGCGCTCGAAATGCTGCACCAGGTTCTCCAACTCAGGAATCGATAGGGCCGCTGCCGATGAAACGCCGTAATTTTTCAGCACCTCCCGGTAGAGATGATCCGGAAGCCCCAGCTCTTTCTTGGCAATATGCACCAGGGCCAGCAGCCCATTGCGCTGCTTTTGAATCCTATTCGGCGACTTTTTCCCGCCTTTTTTAGCAGTTCCACTGTTAATTGCGCGCACGGCAGTTGTCCCCCTGTACGATATCGACGTAGAATTTGTCGGCATGCCGCACCCGGAACACCTTTTCACGGCCCTTGCGGCCGGTATCTTCGAGGTGTTCGGCCTTTACCAGTTTGCGAGTCAGCGCCTGGATGTAGCTGCTGTCCGCATCCGTCAGCATTCTGATCTGGGCGGTTGTAAATGCTCGGCGCACATACATGGCCCGGAATATCTTTCGGCGCACGTCCGGCTTGGGTGCCAAGCCCTTGACATACCGATATTTGGCATGTCCAAACCGTTTGATCTCGCCGCGTTTTCTAAAATCCTCCCAGGTTCTGGAAAAGGTTTTTTCTTCCGCAGACGACAAAGGCTTAATATTGTCGATATAGTGATACACGTCACTCCGTGAAAAGCCTTCGGGACAGTCCAGTTTCTTTGCTGCCGACCGGACCCGGCCGGCCATGCCTGTCTGATATGGTTTTTTTGCTATTTTTCCGTCTTGCATATTTCGTCGATTATTTTATCGGTGGTTGCCTCGATGCCTGACGCCGTCATGATCCGGTCGGCCTGGACCGCCGCCGTCAACACCTTGCGAAAATCGCCCTCGGAATGCTTCAGTAATTTTGCGGCCTGCTCCGGCGTTAAGGCCTGGTCCATCGCCGACTTGAAAAATACCATCACGTCGGCCTGGGATACCGGCTCAAAATTGACCATGCTGCGTACCCGGCTGATCAGCCGGCGCTCGCGTCCCAGTTTGCGGGCCAACACTTCCTCGCCGATCAAAAGCACCGGAACCTTGCAAACGTCGTGAACATTGCGCAGTACGTTCAGGCATTTCAAATTCATGCGATCGGCCTCATCCACCATGATGATCCTGCGATGAGCCGCCAGTTCGGTCTGGATCATGTCGAAGCACGTCTGGCGGAACCGGGGCCGCTCATTGCACAGCCTGAAGGTAATTTCCCGCAGCAATTCATTGTATGGCCAGTCTTCATGGTACAGCACATAGACCGTGTTCTCGTTGACGGCGTAGATCCGCTCCGCAGCCGTGGTTTTGCCGCGGCCGGCGCGGCCCAGCACCGCCGCCATCTCCACGCCCAGGGCCGGCCCTAAAAGCTCGTCGCACAAAACCTGCATCTTCTGAAAATTCTGTGTCGCAATAAAAACGTCTTCCAAAATTGATCCTCCATTAATTATAAATAGCTGTTTCCATGCCCAAGCTCTCTTTGTAAATCTGCCAGTAATTCCTGGTGTCTGCATCCATGCGGGATTCATAATCTGCAACAAATTTGCGGTCTTCTTCGCCCAAGCCTTTGCGCTCCGCAATCTGCGACAGGCACCATTGGTATCGATCAACTTCGCTGGAGAATATCGGCCGGTTTTCATGGCGATAATTTTCTATCTTGGCGATATCCGCCGCCAGCTCTTCCTCGGTTTTCGGTCTTAATCGCTCGGCATCCTCGATCTGCTTGCGGCTCCTTACAGGCAGCGGCCGCTCATCTTGCGGCACCTGCGAGTATTCCAGAAAATCCGGCACCTGGGATGTCAGCTCGCGATATCTTTGCGCTACTGCTTTACGTCGCGCCGCCTTTTCCCTGATCTTGCGGGTCGCCAGGTCCATATCCTTCATGGAGGAATATTCCACCGGCACGGCCCGGCAGACGAATTCGCCATTGTGAAAACACAGCACCCACCCCGCGTCCATCGGATCATGGCGAACGTCCACCCGCGTTTTGTGCAGTTCGATCAAATTATCATGCTCATAAAGCTGGTTGTTTAACGATATCCGGCCGCGATCCACCACCCGACCGCCGCGATCGGCCCGCGCCAGAAACACCAGATCGATCTCTTTGTGGTTAAGCCACCTGGGCCGCCAGCCGTTTTTCTCCAGAAAACACGCTTTCAAGCAATCCATCGGCACAGCTTTTTTCAGCTTCGGCTTCCAGGGCCACTCCCGGATTACCCCCCGGTGGCTTTTTTCCTGATTGTAATAGTCCATCGCCCGATACACCGTCAGAACGAACTCGGAAAATGTGAGCAGCTTCCCGGCGGCAGCCAGGCGCTCGATCTCTTTCTGATCCACGTCCTGCTCTTCGCCGGAGTCGGTCAACCGCTTCACATGCCCCGGCATTTTGAAGTGATCCCGCAAAATTCCTTCTAAAACATTGAATGTGCCTTCGATCATTTTTGCTTTGGCATTACGGACAATCGCCTTGCGGTGGGTGCCCGGCAGGATAAAACAGGGGTTGATGGTTTCCGGGTCTGACTTGGATAGGTCCAGGGGTGCTTCCACGGTTTTTTCAACCGCAAGGCCCAGGGTGCGCATAGCCGCCAGGATACCCATAATGTAGCGGCTAAGCTCCGGCTTGCCATGATCCGTGTAGATACTGCCGAACGCGCCGAATTTGATAATCCCGATGCGCAGGGCCAGCCCGATTAGGTGGGAGTCGTAGCGTTTGTCGATAGCACCGCCGTAAAAACACCGGGTCCGCAGATCTTGCCAGAAATACCCCTCCGGCCGGAACACTTCGCCGGTATCGTCGTCCATCACCCAGAAGTCGAACCGGTGCTGATCGCCCACCAAGATCTCGAACGGCTCAAGATCGGCATAGCTTCTAAGCACCGGAGGCAGGGTGTTATCCAGCGCCCGCATCCCGCCGCGCTGCAGCGCTTTGAGTTGCGGCGTCGTTTTTTTATTGTACCATCCCAGGGCTGACTCGTAGCAGCCGATCTTCCAACCCCGTTTATGCGCCTCCGGAATCAGGATGTCATAATACAGTGCGTCCTTGGCG